TGCATCAGCAGTTCCTACAATTGTGTTTAGGGCAAACGTTCCAGAACTATTTTGCGCAACAATTAAATCAAAGCGAGGGTCAGCAACAGCAGCAGATAATGTTAAAGTAGCCCCAGCAACAGCACCATAAGCACCATCAATGATTACATCACCAGCGGCGACAATAGCTGAACCAGTGCCACTTGCTGAAAAGGTTGCAGTTAACCCCGAAAGAACTGCGTATCGGTTGTTTCCTACAATTTCAAAATCTAACGAGTCTGGCTCTGCTTGGTCTAAACTTTGGATTGATACACCAAATTGTTTTGCGTTCGGTACTATAAATCCTGTCATTGTTTATACCTCAAAGTGTGTCGTAGATGTTTCCTGCGTTCCTTAGATAATTGTACAAGTCACGCGGAATGTTGTAACGCTCTCCGTCTTTAAACGAATAGCTTGACTTGCTCCAAAACATAACCCAAGTACCTTTGACTCTTGCTGACACCATATCTTCTTTGGTGTTTGCATCAAGAATCTCTGCTGTGTCAGAAACTGCTGAAGATTCTTCTGTTACTTCTTCTTCAACAAATTCTTTAATTTCTTTTTTTTCACGGGCCATGTTTTGTTCCTTTTTGTGTAGTTGTTACATGGATGGGGGGTTGCCCCATCCACATTACCTTAAATTATGATCAGCCTACTGAGCCACCGAGAGTGTTGATAACAACACGGGATTCTCCAGTAATCATACCGAAGCCCCAAATTGCGTACCAAGCAAGACCATGCTCACGACCAAAGTCAATGACACCACCGTCACGAAGTTCTACTGGCAATGCAATAGCGTGACCAAAAGCGTTGTCACCGATCATAACGGCGCTGTACGAGTTTGCAAGTGGTGCTTGTAAACCACCAATGCTTGTTGTCTCAAGGTCTGCAGGACCGCCACCAGCTTTAACTTGTGTTGTCTCAATGAATACTACGTCGTAGATACGACCAATTTCACCGAGCATGAAGTTACCTGGAGCAGCATACTTTGTTACTTCAATAAATTCTGGCCAATCACGAAGAGCACGGCTCTGTGATGGGTGAACGAAGCAGACGTATGTGTCGCCAAGGCGTGGGATGTTTTGACCAGCAAGTACTTCTACTGCGTCTTTGATGCTTGCAGGTGAGAGGTAACCTGGAGCGTTATATGTTCCAACTGTTCCCGCGTTGTATGGCGAGAATGTGTCAATTGCGCCTGATTGCTTTGTGCGACCAAACACGATACTTGGAGCAACTGCCGAACCGCCAGCAAACGGAACAGCGTTTGAGTAAAGCGTGTTACGTGCTTGAATGTCCATTGACTGTGCCATGTGGCGACCAAGCAAACGGCTTGATGATGCCATCACGTCGTCAAATGCTGCGTTAAGCAAAAGCTCAGTTACTGCAAGAGCCTGACCTTGTTCGCCAACCGTGATTTGAATCTGAGATGCGGACAAAGCAACTGGCTCTAAGCGAACACCTTCAGTAAGTGTTGCACCAGTAGCTTCTGCTACTGACAAGTTTGTGTATCGCATGAAGTTGATTGTCAAACCAGGCATTACACCAAGCTCAGTCTTCTTTACTGCGAACTGTTCAAAACGAAGAACAGGCATTGCTTGGAACAAAATTTCTTTTGACCAAATCTGTTGAATTGCTGGTGAGAGTGTTGCATCGCTTGAATAGCCTGTCGTGGTAATTGAACCAAGACCTGCTCCTGTGATTGCTCCACCTACTGGACCTGGAATTGCCATAATTTATCTCCTAAATTTCTTGTTGAATATGGATCTTAAAAACGACCCTTGTTGGATCGTGAACTTAAAAGCCTGTCTCTCATTTTAACATACTGGTCCATCGTCATGTTTCGGATGTCCTCCGAGTTCAACGTTTGGTATTCCTGTTGGTTTTCCATAGGTCCAGATACTGGCGAAGTAACTGATACGCCTTTAAGTTGGCGTGGTTGCGTCGCTTGTTGGACACTTTGAAGTATAGCAGCACTGCGTTGGCGCAGGATTTCTACTGAAGCGTCTACTTCTGAAATGCTATTTCCAGAAACAAGATCAAGCAATTCTGGAATGATGTTCTCTTGTTCCTCGTGAAGTTTGCGCTGACGGTAGGTCTCTAATTCGCGCAATTCGCGTTCTTTATCAAGCAACGCTTGTTGCGCTGAACGGTCTTCTTCAATTGCTGCAAACCTAGCCTGCCACTCAGCATCAATGTTCTTGATCTTGGTGTTGAACTCATCTTCGGTTTTGGACAACAATTGCTTGGACGTAAGTTCTTCAAACTCTCGTTGTTTGCGAGTTTCTTCTTCTTTACGTGCCGTTTCTGAAGCTTGTTTAATAGCTATTTCGCGGTCTGAAGAAAGTAGTTTAAGTTGCTCTTCCATTGCCTTTGCTCTCGCATCGGATTCTTCAAGACGCTTATACATCTTGTCTTTTTCTTGTTTACGGATGTTTTCAACATCTGTTTCAGAAAAGAGTTTACCCGTTGGGATAGCTTGATTATTTGGGGCTACTTGTTGAGCCGCCTCATTAAACGCATCAACTGCCACTGCAGGGATGGTGATTTCATCTGTCTCTCGCTTTGCCATAATTTTCTCCTATGTGTTGTTTAGCGAATATTTACGTGTGTAGTTTACGAGTTATTTGTCTTCGTCTGGAATGCGACGCTGTGCAAATCTTGCGCCGTATGCCCGACTAGTCATTTTATTAATTAAATCTTCCTCAATTGGTGGAATACCACCAACACCTGGAAGCGGTCCACCCGTTCCCGAATTTCCCGCACTAGATACATTAGCACCTCCAGCGGAGGTCGTTTGCATGCCAGACGTATCAGGCAATAGGCCTGTAGCAAGCATCACGGCTTGACCTATCTGCGCACGCACCATATCAAGTGCACCTTGGTCAATCGCGTCGTCCATAAGTTCATCAAATATTTCAATCATTTTCTCGTTCGGGAATTCTTCACCAAGAGAACGAAGTGCACCTTTCTTGGATTCAATGCCTAACGCCATCTTTGCTTGTGCTTCGTTGAGCTTGATTAATGCATCAACAGGTAATGGCTCAGGCCAGTGAATTGTCGTTTTATAAGTGTTTGGGTCCATTGGATCTAGTTGTGTTAACTGATCCGCTTCTGGCATTGCTGATTCCCCTGGGTTGTACACCAAAAGTTCTGGCAAGAAAACAGCCGCTGTTCTAATAACAATTTCGTTTAGTTTTTCCAAACCATTTGTAAAGTGAACTTTTTTCATTTGGTAACGGTTCATCAAAGGCTGGTATTGAATTGCCAAAGCAACACCAGAAGTGTTGGAGACAGGTTGAAACTGTCCTAGTGCTGTTTCAGGTACACCTGTAATTTCGTGCATTGCTCGTTTAATAAGTTGAATGTATTCAAGTGCTCCAGCCATTTCGCCGCGAGATTCAAGGTTAAATACTTGCGCATCTTTAGGTAACCCAGCCCAAACCTTCTTAGGTCCTCGTTCTAACTGACTTGCTTTTGCTCCAGTAATAATAGTTACAGGTGCGGCGTGGTAGTTGATGATGTCTGAAACTTCAGTCATCTTTTCGTTCAGCTCACGATTTAATTGAATGACATCCCAAATGTCAGATTGACCCCAAGGTGAAGATGTAATAGTTACGTTTGGAATGTGGACGATAGGAACTGTTCCAATTGGGTTTGGATACGAATCAATAAGTTCATCGTTTACATATTGTTGCACTAGTTCGTCAGTAAGAATTTCTGTAAAAGTGTAAACCTGACGAGTACCTTCTGGAGAAGTTCCCCAAAAGCGATACTTAAGTTTAAACCGAAGCAAGCGCTCACGATCATGTGGGTGATACTCAGGAAAACAATGAGCTGGGTTAAGCGGCAAAATACGAACACGCCCTGGGCGAACAACGCCAGCACCGTCTTCGTATGGTTCGTCATAAGCAACTTTTACAAAGCAATCTCCGGTAACGCTTGCAAGTTGACCCATTTGCCAAAGCAGATAATGTTTGTTGTTGTGATTATCCCAAACTTCGTGGAGCAACCGTGGAATGATTGCTTGGTTTGCTTCAGGAACTTTAAACTGAATTCCTTTACCAAAACAAAAGTTAGTAATAAAGTCCGACATTGTTCGGACATAGTTCATAGTGATGTTGTTGTCGCCCATCTCACGGCGGTAAGACCAGTGATGACCTAGGTACCAAGCCCACGCAGCAGAGTAACGATTCAGGCGTGGACCATGAACCTCAAACTCTTCATCGGCAAGTTCAACCAAACCTAAAGGGCTGATAGCAACGGTTAGATCGCTAGATGCAGCCCTGTAGGACGGAGACCAAAAATCAATGGGCATTTAAAACCTCTTTATAAACGTAATAAGATATTACTTCTTTTTCTTAGCAGCAGGTTTTGCTGGTGCTGCGGCTACGGCTTTTGTGGCCAAGTCAATCAACATTGTTGTGTTTTTGTCGCCAATCTTGGTTGAAACAAAAGACAAAACAAGGGCTGCTACTGGAACGCAGGCTGCGATTACTTCGGCTGACAAGTCGTATTTTGCACCAGCGTATGTCAGTAACCCTAACAAGGCTCCTTTGGCTGTTGCGTCTACATGTGCTGTCTTCATGGTATTACTCCTTTTGTTGGTTTGTTAATTATACAGGTTTACGCGATTTGTTGTGTACTTCATATTCTTGGACAAAGGTGTGGTAGGGCGCACCTGTGTATGGGTCAAACTTAGCAGAGATAGCAATAGCCTTTATAGCATTGGCTTTTGCCTGCGGGATAGTTTGTTTCTTGTTGTGAACTAGAGATTGCAATGCCCCAAGAGCATAGGAAGAACCAGTACCAATTGCGTATAATCCATTAAAGTCTGAATACCACGAGTAATCGCCGTCAATTAGGTACAGGGTTCCATTGATGGACAGCAAGATAGTAGAGCCTTGTTCTGCAATGTGTTCTTTATCATCCCTGTCAGGAACTGAATATCCTTGAGAGTCAAAACACTCTCGTAATGCCGGTATGAATTTGCTAGTAATAAATTGATCTAACTTCTTACCCTTAGTGTTTGGTGTTGGGGTTGGTGGTTGGAACACATGTTGAAGAATGTTTATTGCTCTAAGATCACCGGCAGTCGCCAATAAGTATTTGCCATTGACCGCCACTTTTCCAGAACCTTCACGCAATGTTCCTATTTGTGAAATTAAGCCATCAGCGTAAGAATCGCTAATACGAGAGTCAGCGCAAATTACGGAAAACCCGTCCCCTTGAATAGCGATAATTGTTGTCATGTGCTTTACGCACTGTACTCTTTGCCGTGATACATTGCCCAACCATCATAAATCGGGATTACTTCGTATGCAAACTTATGTTCCCCAGTGTCTTCGTAAGTAACTACACCAAGACCTTGTTGCCAATTTTCGTAACGAACTAGTGGTCGCCCATCTAAATCTACGCCACCTTTAGTAGAAGGGATAGCACCATCAATGCGAGCAAGGCAACCAGGCGACGCCGCCATGATTGTGCGAGGACCATCAAAGTCTTCTCTAGTCTTAAACGCAGTTTCAATTCGGTGAATGTGTCCATATATCACGCTCGTTTTCTCTGCATTTAAATAAATGTGTGCTGTTGATCCTGATGATTTAACTCTATCTCCATGTATTACTCGTAACTTTTCATTAATCCAAAAATCAGATGCTGGATACCCTGGTCGGTACTCAACACCAAATTCATCCATTCGGCATAGATACGGAACGCTTAATACGGGCCAAGATTCTGGGATGTTTCCTTTTCTTAAACCATAAGCAGCACCAGCGTTTACTAATAAATATTTAGGCATTCGTTCTTCATGGTTTCCAGCCAACCAAACTATTTGCGCATTAGGGGCAGCGTTTCTCATTTCCGCACATATAGAAGTTGCTCTATCAATAGATGCTTGGGTTGTCTGTGCGTACGCTGGATAAGTAAGGTATTTTCCCATCTCTGGTAAATCTAAATTGTCACCAACGCAAACAATAACATCTGGTTTTACTGTTTTGATTATTGCTAAAGAAACAGCAATTGCTTTTTCGTCATGTGTTGGTTCTAATTCACCAGACCTGCCACGATAAAAACCAATCTGAATGTCTGGGACAACCACACACGTTTTAAATCCAGATGTTGGTGAAGCAGAAACCTTGGTTGTGGGAACTTTGTAAGACGGTCCTTGTGTAACCACAGGCCACTCTGGACCAGCTTCCCATTTAGGAGATAGTTGAACAACTACCGTTTCTTGGGTTTGAGGTTCACCATCTTTATCTTTAGTAAATCTTTGAGTAAGTGTAACTTTTTTAAGGTCACCTATTTCAGATACATCAATGTTTTTTTCAAGCAACACATCAGCTAAAGAACTAATTAACTTTTCTTTGCGTTGTTTCTTTTCTTGTTCAGACGCAATGTTGCTTAACTTTTTGTGTAGGTTACCCATTATTTTTTCTCCAAGTTGTTAGGAAAACATAAGCATTTATGGTCTGTTCCCTGTTTAAAACAATGACGTTTATGATTGATTGTGGTTCTTGATATTGAATACCCTTCAGCAATTAGTGCTTTGTGTATCTCACTAGTTGACGCGGGACTCTGTAACGCAACTATAAAAGCTTGCGCAGTTTCTTTGTCTAACCTTTTGTAAAGTTTTCCTAAAGGACAAGGGGCTTCAACTGCTTTTGACAGTACCGCTAACCTAGAAAGCAGTGTTTTTTCTTGTGTACCTTTTGTCATTTTGTTTCCTTTTTGGCCAATTTGTTTTTCTTCTCTAACAACAACTTGTCTATTAAGTTAACTAGTTCTTCTTCCTCTAACTTCCCTGGATATACTTTTTTTAAATAGTAAACAATTAGATCAATATCTGATAACCGCATATAGGCATACTATCAACTCAATGACTGCTCGTCAACAGAGTGTTGTAATGTTTACTTTAAACCAAGAAGTTCTTTTACCTTTGGACCAACAACAGAATCATCATTAAGCCCGTTTTTTACTTTAAAGGCTTTAACTGCGGCGTTGGTTTTTAACCCAGAAATCCCATCAACTGCGTAGTAGTAGAAGCCTTTATCTTTAAGTGCTTGCTGTAATGCTTTAATACTGTCTACAGAGGTTGAGGCTGTTGCTGTAGCGGCAGGTTGGGTTACTTCCAAATCAACAACAGGCTCTTCAATTGCTGGTTGACCACCAGTGAAAGCAACTACAGCCGGAGTCGGATTATCACCAGTAACCAAGCGCAAATGCCATGGTTCGCTTGGAACCACTTCCCAACTAAAACCAAAATCCTTTACATTTGCAATCAACCAATTCAAGCGCTTTGGGTCACCTGCTGAATGGACGTCAACGGCTATTCCGAGATTATGGTTTGACTTTCCTGGAGTGGCAAGCATTGCCATACCTTTTTTTAGATACCAAGTTTTTCCTTCAAATGATTTGGTGCTTGTTCCTTTAATTGGTTCCAATACGTAGCGCTGTTTAAAGCCCGCCAACTGCGACTCGTAAGTGCGGTAGAGGTCGCCCGATGACGTGGGTTTGAGTTCAAGTCCGTCGGCTTTGGCCTTGGTGACCATTGCGTTCCATGCGTCGGCTGCTCGCCAATGGAGTTTTCCTCCGCTTGGGATTGCTCTAAGGAGTGAGTCGGGCAATTTTCCAGGGTCAATTCCTTTCAAGTCTTTTGGCATAATAATTGGAACAATGTAGTCCCACGCAACTTTACTCATTGTACATCCTTTGTTTTTACTTTAGATTCTTTTTTTACTTCTGAATCTTTGCCATCAACTTTATTGAAGACATCATTAATTTCTGAAAGAGTAAGTTTTCCGTCATCTAAAAAGGAGCGAGACAAACCTTCAACAACAAACGCCACACCAGCAATACCAGCCATGAAACAGGCTTTCCACAACGGTACTCCAGCAATGGCTCCTGCACCAATTACACCCAATCCAGAAGCTGCAAAGGTTGCAAGAATTCTAAGTATAACGTTAAAAATCAAATCTTTATTTTTCATAGGTATGCCAATCTATGTGTTTATCTAATTTTTTTCCTACCTTCTTAACGCTTTTGTTTAACCCAAGTATTTCTTCCATAACCTTGTCATGATCTTTTTTATTTTCTTTTCCAAATTTAAAGAGTAATTTAATTGTCCAAGCGATACCCGATGCGACTACTGGAACACATGCTGCTAGAAGGTACCCCATGCCGTCGGTCATAATTACATCTGTTTTCTTGACGGTTTACGACTAACAGAAACTGGTGTAGTTTCCGCATATTGTGTTGGTATACCTGTAGGAGAACCTGCGGGAGCGTCTGGGTCTAGTGGGCGTATAAAACTACTTGGTCCAGATGTATAACCAGCTTGTCTAAATGCTGGGGTTACCTTGTGGCGCAACAACCCAACTTGTCCACCATACCCAAGTTTTTCGTCAAGAAATCTGGTATCACTTGCGTCTGCATCGTAAGATTTAAAAGTTCCTCTAGCGCCAGATGAGTCTTGCATTGTCCACGTACTCGGTTTTTCTTGTCCCGGCGTTGCATACACAGGTGCTTGCGCAGTCTTTCTAGCATCCACTCGTTGTTGCACTCTTTTAACAGGCGTTTGCTCGCTAATACTTCCCGTTTCAATATAACTTGCAGGGTTGTCAGCGTCAAATTCTTTTTCACCAGGACGAAGTACACGATTCATTGTTCGCTTTGTGTAGTTAGAGTGAGTTAACATTGGTGCGTTTTTAGCTGCTCCTATTGCTTCAGGATCTTTTTTACCTAAAGCAGATAGATCATGCACAAGAGGACCAGCAAGTGTTGTTGAAGGCAAGTGTACATCGGACCACATGTTGAAACGCATGACGGGAACTAGCCCTTCGGCGCGTGCTGCGCTTGCACCTTTACGGGACTGCATAACTGTAAGTGCCCCAGCAAACTGTGGGTTTTCTGCCCAGTAAGAAGAGCGAATATGTTGTGCTCTAAGTACAGCGTTGCTTTCTATTGTTGGCGCACCGCCACCTTTAGGACCTATACCAGCATGCCCACTTGCTGAATTACACAGTGTTTCGCACTCTGCTGTCCTGCAACCAGCACACGCATCAAATATTCCACTGGTCGTAGCATGTGCTAAAGACACTCCCATCTCATGAACTACATTAATTTTAGCGTTTGGGTGAACTGAATTTTTAGCCATTTTTGCGTTAAATGCATCAGCAGTAGGGTCCATGCCACTAACCATGGTAAGACCCTTGCCACCACCTTTAGAAACTTTAAATTTATTCCAATCATCAAAAACAGCTTTTCGGCTATTTCTTGTTGACATTGCTTGATTGTATTCAGACTCAGATGCTGAGTTTATGATGTCTGTTAGTGACGGTAACTTAGCCATGTTGTTAACTTCCGTAATCGTATTTGTCTTTGCGACCTTTTTCAACATGTAATGCACGCCTACGAAGATCGGTTTCTTTGTTTAACCTTCCCTCATCTTGAGGTTTATCAACGTCACGAACACCAGCGTCTAAATGCGGAGATTGGGTTCCAAATGCAGAATCAATTGGGTCTACAGGTTGATCGGAAAATTGGTCGGTAGAAAGTGTTGTTGGTTGCGCACCAGAACCAGCCAAGTTTTTTGGCATTGCATATCCAGTTGGTTGGTATACAGACACACCAATTACGTTTTTTAAATAAGAGTTAAGTATGAACGGGTGTCGTCGTTCTCGTAGTTCAGCGTTTGCAGCTGGGGTGCGCAAAACAACGTTTTGAAAGACACCTTTCCTGCTTGCAAAACCAGACGGACTGTATTGTCCAACAGGACTTAGCCCGTAGGTTTGGGCAATGCTTTCAGAAAGTTCTTCCGTGCCTGTAAGCCCAGTTGATTCAGTTGATGCGGCTGCTTCGCCGTCCATCGTTAGTCGCTAACAACAGTTACGTTTGGACGATTCATGTGACCACCGCTGTTGTAGGAATACTCCCACTTCGGCATGTCATCACCTGACATAGCACCTTCTACAAACTCGCTGAGCACTGATGGTGCTTCAACCCACGAAGCTGAACCTACGTGTGCACGCTCACGCATAGTGTCTGCGGCGTGCTTGTAGAACATTTCTGGGTTGTTTTGGTTCATACGCATTGGCGATGGGGCTGTGTCCTCGTATGCGCCTTTAGCGAAGTCATTTGGAACGTCTGTGTCCGTGGCTACGCCTTCTTCAAAACGAAGTGGACCTTTGTTGCCTGGAATGCTTGGGGCGTACTCGCTCTCAAACATAATTTCGTTACGGCCATTTTCAGGGACCATAGGTGCTGGTGATACTGTCATGTGTCACTCCTTAGAGTTAATCGGATACTAAAGAATACCATTAATTAAAGAATGGGTTTTCTCCAACTTGAATTGTGGGCATTGTATCATGAAGGGTTGTAGCACAAGCTAAAGCCAAAGAATCTGGGTAGTCGTCAAACGCTCCTTTTTCGTCAGGAGCTTCTGCCAACATATATGGGCCTTTGTAAACCTTCTCCAAATCGTTCATTTGTTGATTAAACCTTTTCCACATTTTAGTACGACGGGCTTTTGAATGTCCTGGAATAATAAGCTGTTCCCTTTGAATTAATTCGGTCAAATGCACCCATCTTTCATTCTGGCTTTTTGAGTCAGATGATGTTGCTGTTACCTCTATGTGGGGCAAAAGGATTTGAAGACGTTCGGCAACTGCGCCACCGACGCCTTGAGCGTCTACGGCAACTTTACAGACTTCATAATTGCGTAAAAAATCAACAATTTGAAAGTATTGACTTTCCCACTCTTGGTCGTTAATTTCCAACCAATTTAAAATTCTATGTTCGTAAAAACCAAATGGATCTGGATGATCCCAATCTACCCAAACAACAGTTACTACCGTAGAGTCGTTTGATCTAGCAACGTCAATTCCGGCAACTACAGGAGTTCTCCACCATTGCTTGACCAGTGGCATAGACGATTCGTACAACCGTTCCATGCGTTCTTCGGTAACAAACATACCCTTTTCAAGCATCCAACGGTTGCAATAAGACATTTGAAATTCATCGGAATCTTCACCAATT